CTCCTAGTCGATCTTCGACAGTACGACTCTGCGGTACAGTTCGTACGTCCGAGGTGCCCAGACATCGAGCACTTCGAACGACGAACCGAGGATCGTCATGGTATCCTTCTGACGAACGTCCGTGCCAGCAGGTACCTTCGCGATCCAACCCGCTCGATGAGACACACGATCCGCGTACTCGGCTTCCGATCCACCCTTCGGCAGAAGGAACACCTTGCACTCGAACGTCAACGGCGTGCCGGAAGGAACCTGTCCTCCGGCACCGTCGTCAACGTACGCTTGGCGGCTTACGATTGCGATGTCTGGAAACGTACTCGCGACGACGAGTTGCATATCCGCGAGCTCTGCTGCTGTGAGCGTACTCACGGAATCCTCGTCCGAGTTCGCTGGTATCCACCCGTCGAGTACATGTCTCGACGAACCATCGGGATGCTGAGGGGTTGACTCCGAGCACGGTACGCGTGAGCGAGTTCGGTCAGCTGCTTCTGCTGATTCGTCTTCGTGAAGGACTGACCTTCGACTGAGAAGTCGAACGACAGCTTCAACTCAGCGAGCCACGTCTCGAGAAGGTCTGCTGCTGCTGCGTACAGATCGTACGCTCTACCGGTGAGGAACACGGGAGGCTGCTTCGTCGCAGTGAACTGGAAGTGACCGATCAGCAGGTTCGCAGTGAACCCGGTCGAGATCTCGACCCAGTTCTGCTCCTGCAGCGTGTAGTCATCTTCCCAGTAACCCCGGTCCGCGTAGTAGTCGAACCATGCAACAGTACCACCTGCTTGAAGTGTCTCTTCGTACTGCAACTCGAGGTATCGGACATCCCACCGCCGCTGATCCAACGCATCCTGGATCTGGAGCTGACTGAAGTGCTGGTCAGCGGCGGCAGGATCACGAACTAGGAACCGAGCACGGTCGATCAGCTCGGCCATCGAGGTGCGTGTCGTGCTAGGCACGAGTCACCTCCTCAGTCTTCAGACCGAGCTGCCTCGATAGCTTCGAGCAGTGTGGTTCGGTTCTTGTTGGCGATCTCGTACGCCTCGATGACAGAGAGATCCTCGGCGTCGAGATCTTCGAGGTGCGGAACGACTTCCTCGACCGTCAGGTCGTCGAACCCTTCGATCGGAAGCTCGACGGTCTCCGTCTCCGTCTCCGTCTCGTCTTCCTCAGCGAGATCTTCCGGTGGAATGACCTCACCTTCGAACTCGGTGATCTGAGTGTACTCACCGTCCGCGGAGAGACGATTGTGAAGTGCGCTTCCGACTTCTACGGAGACCTCGTCTCCGTTGCTTCGTCGGTAGTACAGGATCTCGGACATCTAGTCCTCCCTTCCTACGCGACTGCCGGGAGACGAAGCGCTGCGATCGTCCGCGTCCCCGGGACGGAGTTGACGTCGATGTACAGCTTGCCGTCCGTCTGCATGAACCTGGCGGACTCGACAACGACGTACTGCGTTGCGCTTGCACCCGGAAGGATGACCAAGTCGCCCTGACCACCCTTCGGAGCAGCGAGATCGCGAGACCCCGCCTTGAACGTCCACGTACCTGCAGTCGACGTTCCTTCGTTGATGCGGATGATCAGACGACGTGCCTTGCGGAACGAGACCTGATGACCGAGGTTCGCATCTGCCGTACCTCCGGTGATCGCTGCCGTACCGGCATTGAGCACCAGATCATACGTCGTGATGTCTGCTCTTGCCACTGAGCGTTCCTTTCGACTTGTATGCCAGGCTCACGCCTGACTGTCGGTTTACGGCTTGTTCGCGAAGAGGACTGCGAGTGCCTGAGAGCGAATGACCTTCACGCCCCAAACGTGCAGACCCTTCACCGCATCTGCGAAGCGTCGCTCCGGGCGATACGCTTCGGTCGAGACGATCTGATCTGCCATGGAGATCGCCATCGAGTGACCCGCCATGATCCGGTACGTGGTACCCGTCTTCGTGACGTTGTTCGACTTCAGGATGTCGAACCCGGCAGCTCGTCCGATCATCCCGTTCCGGAGGTTCGTGACGTTCGCGACGGTGCCGAAGCTCACGAACCTCTCGTCCTTGAGCAGTGCTCCCTCGTACCACGGAGGCGTAACCGCCCAGCGACCTGCACCGGGAACGTTCGCCTCATCGAGAAGCACGCTGAGGTCGACCAGGTACTCGTACGCCTTCCCTGCCGTTGCGAGGTCCGTCTTCGGTGCACCGTCCGAAGCGATCCGGTTGACGAGATCGGCATCTGTGAACAGACCTGCGATGTACGTATCCGCCTGATCTGCGAGAGCGTAAGAAGCCTCTCCCATCGCCTCACCCATCACCTTCGGCTTCGTCTGTGCCTTGTCGACGTCATCGACCTGGAAGTTGAAGTACTTCTGCTGGTCGATGAGCAGAAGTCGCTGAGCATCCGTCAGGTCGTCAGGAGTGACGATGTCGGAGTTCTTGGTGTAGTCTCGCACGGTCACTCGACCGATCGAGTTGATCCGGACGGTATCGCCAAACGCAGCGATCTCGCCCTCGTAGTCCCGGTTCACAACGCCTGGCTGTCCGAACACCAGTGCCTTGTTCAGGTTGCTCAGAAGGAGAGCAGACCAGATCTCCGGGATGAAGTTGTCGACTGACAACCCTCACCTCCTACTTGATCGCACCTTCAGCGAGAGCCTTCGGGAGTGCTCCCGACTCCCAGAGTTCCATGATCTGGTCCTGGGTCATCTCCGACAGCTGTGCTCGTGTAGGCACAGTTGCTGGAGGCTCTCTCTTTGGGTTGGTCGGATCCACCGGAGGGATCACTTTGCCTGGCTCACCCGCACTTACGAGATACGGCTTTGCCTCGACGAGTGACTTGAGTACCTCCGGTAGGTTGGTCGCTCTTCCCGTATCATCGTCCCACTCGATCAGCGAGCGGTCCAGGAGACGGAAGGCTGCATCCGGGTCCTGAATGTTCAGATCCGGATGGACGGATGCCTTCACCGCGTCTGCCTCGAGCAGTGACTCGCGGATCATCGCATCTCGAAGAGCCAACTGCCGAGAAGCTTCCTGTGACTCAGCCTGCACTTCTGCAAGCTGCTTCGCAGTCCGCTCCTGATCGGACAGATCGGCATCTTCTCGTTCCTTCAGCTTCTTCGCCAGCTCGGCTTCCTTCTCCTCCGTCTCCCGAAGCTTGGTTCGCCACTTCGCGTTCTCGTCACGAAGCTTCGCAACGTACGCAGCGTCGAACGTCTGCGGTTCGGGATCCGGGGTCGGGTCTGGAGCCGGATCGGGCGTAGGAGCTGGATCGGGCGCTGGATCCGGGGTCGGATCAGGCGCTGGATCGGGTACTATCCCGGACATCTAGTCCTCCTCTCAACGCAAACGTCCAG